GCATGGTTGAGAAGAAGAAGCCGGGGCCAGTGCCTCGGGCGAAGTGGGAAAAACTTGTTGACCCCGAGCCCCTCTTGAAATCGCAGGCCGAGCTGGAGCTCGAAGAAGAGTTTGGCCGGGAGATCACTGTCAGGCAGCGAAAATTCTGCGAGGAGTATGTGGAAGGGCGGATGACCGCATCCGAATGCGCCCGGCAGGCCGGATACAATGTTGCCTCGGCTGGCGACATCGCCTCGAAGCTTCTGAACGGTCGCGACTTCCCGCACATCCCCCGATACATTGCCCAGCTCCGCGAGGAGAAGGAGCGTCTCTATGGCGTCACCCTGTCGGGCCAGCTTGAACGGCTTTACAAACTGTCCCGCGCCGCCGAAGACGGCGGGCAATTCTCTGCCGCTATCAACGCGGAGAAGATCAGGTCTGCGCTTGGTGGCCTGACGGTTGACCGCCGCGAGAACATCAACACCATCGACCAGATGACGCGGGACCAGATCACCGCCCGCCTTGCCGAGCTGCAGCAGAAATACCCGCAGGCCTTCATCGTTGACGCGGAATATACGGAGGTGCCCAGTGGCAGGACCAGAGGCAAGGGTGTGGGCAAATATGCGGAAATCGCTGCCCCCGAGGTGCCACGCGACACGGATTGAGAACCGCCACGGCGGCGGCATCCCCGATGTGCACATTGCCATCGAAGGTGTGAGCTTCTGGGTCGAACTGAAGTCCGCAAATAATGGGCCCCCAGCTCTGCGTCCGCAACAGGCTGCTTGGCATGCCAGACAGGCCTCCTGCGGTGGCCTCTCATACGTGCTCTGCGGTTTTTCCACGTCGCCCTACCTGAAAATCTGGAGGGCCTCTGCGCCCTCTCCTACGAGCTCTGCGGGCATGCTCTGCGGCCCCGCGCTGATCGAGTCCGACAGCATGGCCGAGGCCCTGCGTCTGCTCTTTGCGGATGCTCTGCGGCTGAACGCTGAGCGGAGCTCTGCGGCCCTGCGCTTGGCGGGCGGAACGGAAAAGACCCCCGACGCATAAGCGCCGGGGGCAAGGTGGCCGCGCCCGAGGCGGAAGGGCGCGGCGCGGCAATCAATAATCCAGAGCAATCCCGGTGAATCCGGTGATGCTGGCCACCCTGCGGCGGCGGTCAATGTCCAGTAGCCGAAGGGCCAAGGCCTTGGCGTCAGCATATGACGCGGCCCCGACTTCTTCTGTGTATTCTGCGGCCCGGCCTGCTGGTGTGCAATAACGCACCGTTATTTGATACATCATGCGGGCCCCCTCAATGCTGCACAATCGCGACGGATTTAGGCGAGCGGGTCGCAAGCCCCGCGCAAAGCTTGCAAGCTTCGCAGGTTGTCCGCTTGCCCGCCTCTTTACTGGCCGGGCACATAACTTCGCGGGCAAGGTCGATCTCTGCGACGTCCTGCACCACGCGGAACGTGCGGGCCCCGGCTTGCCAGAATGCCAAGGCCTGCGCGTATGTGTCAGCGCTTTGCATGGCCATATCTGGCCGGAATCCTGCCCGGTGTGTGTATGCGGTCCACCCTGCGGCTTCGCTCAAAAGCGCGTCCCAAACTTCAGACGGCACGGCCCCGGGGTCTCCGTATGTGCCCACGCGCACCATACGGCCCCGCCCCATGTCCGCCGCGCTTTGCTGCACATAAAGGCCGCGCAAGTAAGCTTTCCAGATGGACAAAACACCCTGACCAAGAACGACATAGCATGTCCGCCCCTTGGCTTGCTTTGCGGCCGGGTCCGATGTCGGGATGCCCCGGTGCTGGCAGGTGCCGCAAATCGCCTCATCTGCCCCGGTTTTGCTGGCCGTTAGCGGGTCCATGTCATCCCGCAAGATGTAAGTCTGCAGCATCTCGCCCGTCTTTTTGTTCCGCTTGGAATAGGTCACAAGGACCACAATCGGAGAGCCGTCTATCAAGGACGGGCCCCGATAGATCACGCCCCGCAAATTTGTTTCCCCCGCCCTCTTAGCTAATCCCTTTTTCATTTCTCCGCGCTCCTTTGTGCCATTGCCCGAGGTCCGCGCCCCGGTATGCTCAAACCCTATCACCCTTGTTGATAATCAACAAGTGCAAACATGCAAAGTCTATTTGCAAAGGCCCCCGGTCCGTGGAGCTCGTCACATAGTGCAACGGACCGGGGGCCGGGGTCCGTGCTCTGCGGGCCCGCCGCGTCTCTTTTGTTGCTCTGCGGGCCCGCCGCGCGGTTTTTTGTTGCGCGGCTTTGCGTCTCTGCGGGCCCGCCCCGTCTTTTTGTTTCACGTGAAACAATGAAAAAGGCCCGCGAATCGCGGGCCTTTGTGCCTTGGCGCGCGGGCCTTGGCTATCGGTTGTCGTATTCGTCCGCCGCCTCACAGTATGCCGCGAATGACGGGGCCTTGTTCACGTCCGCCCATGATGCGCCTTGCACCTCATTGCCGACAAGCCGGAATAGATGTTCCGTGGCCGGGTCCTGATCATAGCCGCATGCAAGGTGTATCGCGCAAAACTCGCGGTATGGGATAGCTAATTCAAGCATGTTCCGCCTCCGCCCATTTCCAGCCTATTTCATGAAACCTCCGGCCAAGGATCGAATGATCCTTGGCCATGATGTTATAGATACGATTGGCCCCTGCGCGTGTCGGGTATAGGCAACCGCGCGTTAGCGCGGTCACCCATTCGTTCTTCTTGCGGTCCCAATAGTGCCGGGTCAAATCGTCTCGGCGGGTTGCGAAGATATAGACCATGGTTCAGGCCAACCGTTCAAGGGAAAGCTCGCGCCACGTGCTCCGTGGGCCTTGGGTCACAAGCCAGTCCGGGGTGCAAGCCACGAGCGTGGCTTGGGAAAGAATCTCCTTGGCGTATGTGTCCCCGCCTTCGAATGATCCGAAGGTGTTAGGCGACTTGGCCCATACGAACCAACGCGCGTATTGATCCTTGGCCTCATTCTCCGGGGTCTTGTAGGTCTTGCATATGTGCCAAGTCCACTGGCCCGCCTTGTATATTGCATAAGGCGCGTCAACCGGGCGGGCCTTGCTGAAGGGGTTTTTTGTTCCGGCCATGGTTCAAGCCTCCGTATCAAGGGTTGCAAGGAAAGAGGTTAGATCAGCAATCGCCTCCTTGTATGCGCCGCGACCATAGGCCTTCCCGGTATACTTCCCGGCCATTGCCAGCATGTCACCCTTGCGGATACCGCGCCGGGGTTGCATCCCCAAGGCTATCATTTGCAGGTGCGCGCGGGTTGTTGCGGCCATGAACCGCGGGTTGTTGAGGGGGTTAGCTATCATTGTCATTGCCATTGTCCTTTTTTGTGACGGACCCAATGTCCGTGCTTGTAGATTATCAACAACCTGCAAGGGGGTCAACCCCCTTGTGCAAGGTCCCCGGGCCAAGGTCCCCGGTCCGCGCGCCGGGGTAACTGGACCCAATCCCCGGCGCAATCCGCGCGGATCGAAGAGGGGGGGACCCCCTTTTGGGGGTCCGCGTCCCGGCGCGGCGGCTACTATGTTGGTTTCACAGATTCATTCGTCCCTAATTCCATTGCCCAAGGTCCGCGAACCAAGACCCCAAGTACCCCACAAAAAATATACAACCTAATTTCATTTGGACTTGTTGACAAAGAACAACCAACCATCTACCAAGGTCCAAGAGCCCCGAACCTCGGACCAAGGACCTTTGCCATGCACCTCTTCCGCAAGAAGCCTGTGATCATTGAAGCTGTGCAGTTCGAGAGTCTGACGCTGCTGGAGGGGGATGTGTACAACATCCAGTTTGACACGACGGAATCTCTGCCCAAGTGGCTGCGTGACGCGTTGATTGACGACAAGCTTTGCCCGAACTTCAAGGACGGGAGGACGTTGGTTGTTACGACGCTGGAGGGGGATCACATTGCGTCGCCGGGCGACTGGATCATTCGGGGTGTCAAAAACGAAATCTATCCCTGCAAACCTGAAATCTTTGCCATGACTTACGAGCCTGTCGATGAGCAGGACATCGAGGTTACGGGCGTGGCCATCTGAGGAGGACGATATGGCACTCAAGTTCAAGGAAGACCCAGACTTCGCTGCCCACAATCAGGTGGCCAACGACACGGCCGCGAGGGAGTTGTCACACATTCTGGAGCAGATCGAGTCGGCGCAGGCCAGCAAGGCTGACGCGTCGAAAGACGAGAGCGATCTTTACGTGGTGGCCAAGGCCAAGGGCTACAACATCCGGGCGCTGAAGCGGCTTGTCAAAGAGCGCAAGCGGGACGCGGACGACCTGCGCGAGGAAGAGGACGCCTTGACTCTATACAAGCAGTTTGTGGGTATGATATAAGTAGGACACCTCGTCCTCCCGGGGTAGCTTCCGTTGGTTCTCCCTCCGCAAAGCGTTGAAGCCGGAAAGGTCTGCCTCTGTCAGGGCAGGCCTTTTTGACTATTCGGCAGGGCGGGAGTTTGGTATTGTTCCTTGGACCACGGACCTTGGAGCTTGACCCATGAAGAAGCCCAGACTGAGCGGAAGCCTTGACTACATGTCTGGGGGCTCCGAGGGCGACCGCCGCAAGAGCGCGTCTGGGAATTTGACGTTCAGTGGCGGGCTTGGCTCGATCACTCCGGGGGTTTCGTATTCCGAGGACAGCTCTCGGCAGCAATACCCTGACGGGGTTGTTGTGGACGAGTTCGGCCGTCGGATCGGCATTTCGATCAACGGGGAGCTCTTCCTTGACGAGGGCGGAGAGAACAAGCTCCGCGCTGGTGCGTCCAAGGACACGATGACGGGCGGGTACAGCGCGACGGCGGGCGAGGAGCTGCTGGGTGAGGATGCCTACAAGCAGGCGCTGGAGAGGTACTTCCTTGGGTTGGACCTCGGTCCTCTGAGCTTGGACATCAACAAGGCTGGCGACGACGTGTCGGCCCGGGCGGCGTACCGGGCGGGGGAGAACATGGAGTTCTCTGTTGAGGACTCGAACCGCGGCGATCCAACCTTTGGCTTTCAGTTTGCCAAGACCTTCGCCCAAGGCGGCGAGGTTGGGGCCCCCAATCGCATGACCGCCTACCAAAACGCCCGCGCGGCGGCGAAGCCGCAGAAGGGGCTGACGTACAGCGAGTTGTTGATGGACAACATCATCGGTCTGGACAACGACTACCTGTCGGCCGGGGAGCAGCTTGGGCAGCAGTTCAATGCGGACGAGCTTGGCTTTCTGAAGAATGCTGGCATCTCGGCCTACGAGGGAGCGAAGGAGGTCATTGCGGACCCCATCGGCGCGGGCGAGGAGTTGCTTTTCGGCCTCTACGACAGCGTGTCGAATCTTGCCACCGAGGACCTAGATGCGCGGCTCAAGCGCATGTATGGCGTCGGCTATGACGAGGCGTCCGAGGACCAAGTCACAAGCGCCCGGGAATCGGTATTCGGCGACGCTCTGACGGCATCCCAGCTTATCCCCGGCGCGGCGCTGGTGAAGAAGGGGCTTGACGTGGCGGTCGTGGACCCCCTGCAAAAGCTGCAAGCGGACAGGTTCCTTCGCGAGAATTACACCCCGACGTTTAACCCCGACGCCGCGGTAAACTCGCGGTACTTCTATCCTTCCCGTGAAGAGGCCGTTCGCGGCTCCACG